TAACACCCTCCCAGCAGTTTATAAATGTTTAAACAGGGTATCATTACAGATACAATATATAGTATATGAGGTGTGTTGTACTACATATTGTACACAAAATAATGAATACTAGATATAGTGTATATACAGTAATATACAAGATATAGGGGGGTTAAATGTGAGGGTCTGTGTTGTGTTGTGTGTACCCTCTAAGAATTATGTGTTAAGTTTGCACCCTAAAAATACACTAGATATTGTGGTACAAGATGTTGTGGTACTTTACTAGCAGGTGTACCTCTTTATTAAATATTGTTTAATAAAGAAACTAAACATTTAAGATACAGCTAACCCTGTGCCACTCCCTCCCAAAAACCAGAATGAACTCAAATAAGTAGCATTTAACAATGTGGAATAATAGCCTATTACGCTAGTTACCATGGTCCTGCTAATCCACTTTGTTTGTTAAGTGATTGTCCTATGTCCTTTTCTAAAAGCAGGAAAGACAAAGTGTTTGTTTAAGTACTATATCATACTTTTAAATTTAGTGGTAGTATTTAATGGGGGTTGCGTATAGTAGGAGTTTCCTCCTTTCGCCTACGCCCTGTCTGCGACCCCCAAATTTTTTTAAAAATCTTACACATAAAATGCAAGTTAGTGTAATATAAAGTTATCTAAAGGATATTTTATTCATATAACATTTCCTTTCTTTTGTTTGTATAGTACGACCCTCCAGCAATGGAGGGTTTACTATTTGATAAAAAAAAATTTTTTTACACCTAAAACTACAACAGTATTACTATAGGTTTACTCTTAGAAAGTCTAAGAGTTCGTGTAGAGGTACACGATAGATATGAAGAGAAAACGCTTTTCATCAGATAAGTAATGACAGTTGTGTGTTGAAAACTGATGCCTAGTTGATTTGATATTCATATTCTTTCATAGAACAGTAAATGGACAGACTGTACGAACAAGACCCTGCGTGAGCAGGGTTTTGTGTTATGATAACCTTATGCCTTTATACACAGGAAAGTCAGATAAGACAGTTGGTAGAAACATAAGGAAACTTATGTCAGAAGGTTATTCCCAGAAACAAGCTGTGGCAATAGCTATGCGTAAGGCAGGAAGGAAAAAAAAATAATGGCTACTTATCAAGGTAAATCAGTAACATTGAATAGTCCATCCAGAATAGGTAAGGGCGAACCAGGATATGGTAGAAAGAAATTTAAAGTCTTTGTTCAAGATGGAGATAAAGTTAAAAAGGTTATGTTTGGCGACCCAAATATGGAAATCAGAAAAGATAACCCAGAAGCTAGAAAATCATTTAGAGCTAGACACAAATGCGATACAGCAAAAGACAAGACTACACCTAGGTACTGGTCTTGCAAAATGTGGTAAGGAGTTACAATGGCACATAGTTCAGGAAAAAATAGTTTAGTAGGTAACATACATAGAAGGCAACAAGCTGGTACTTCTAGGTCAAAAAAGAAATCTACTATTTCTAAAAAAGCGTATAATCAAATGAAGCGTGGTTGGAAGAAAAAATAATTATTGAGTACTTACGACATTCCATGTCCTATGTGTAAAGAAATTCTCAAAATTGAGGAAGGACATGTAGTGTGCAAAAATAAAGAATGTGAGAAATATGGCAAATAATAAATTATGTTACGCAGCAGGATGCCATAGACCTTTGCCACCTAGAGCAAAAAAGTTTTGTAGTAAGCGTTGTTATGAAAGAATTAACGCACAAAAGAAACGAGCAAGAAGAGCTGGTAAAGAGTGGTCCCAACAGGATGATGTTTTAGATATACCTAGTCAAAAACCTAATGTAGCTTCTAGGCGTGGACAAGTGTATGAAGATATAAAACAATCTGGATTAGCACAAGAACTTTATGATAAAACATTAACACTTACAGAAGTAGCAAACATATTAGGTACATCTGCAGCAGCAGTATCTATGGCATTCCAGGCATACTTAGAAGATATTAGAAATGAACAAGAACAAAAAGATTGGAAGTTACCTCAAGTAGCAGAAAAAACATTAGAAGATTTTGATGACTTTAGACAAAGATATTTTAGAACAGAACAAGGCGTAGCTTTCTTAACACCTAAGTTTCATAAGAAATGGATAGAAGAGATTATGAATGCTATAGAAACTGGTGGACAGCACATGATACTTTCTCCACCACGACATGGTAAAACAGAACTTTTAATACATTTTGTTGTGTGGTTAATTTGTAAAAATCCAAACATAAGAATTATGTGGGTAGGTGGTAACGAAGATATAGCTAAAAACTCTGTTAGTTCAGTTATGGACCAATTAGAAAATAATGAATTATTAATTGAAGAGATATGTGGACCTGGACCAAAGTTTAAACCTAAAACAAAATCATCTAAGTCTTGGTCGCAAAATGGTTTTACTGTAGGAACTAGAACAGTAACTGGTATTAAATCTCCAACTATGGTTGGTATAGGTAGAGGTGGCAAGATACTTTCTAGGGACTGCGATATTATTATTGCTGATGACATTGAGGACCATAGTTCTACTATGCAACCAGCATCAAGAGAAAATACCAGGAGTTGGTGGACTACAACATTGTCATCAAGAAAAGAGGAACATACTGCTATGGTAGTGATTGGTTCACGCCAACATTATGATGACTTGTATTCTCACTTACTAGATAATGAAAGTTGGAGTACAACTGTAGAACAAGCACATGATATAGCATGTACTAAATCTGATTGGGATAATGATGCACACCAAGATTGTATGTTATGGGCAGAGAAAAGAACTTACAAGTGGTTAATGGATAGAAAGAAAGCTGCAGAAACAACAGGTGGTAGAGCAATTTATGAAATGGTTTATTTGAATGTAGCTATGCCAGATGGTATGAGTTTATTTGATGCAGAAGAGATTGAACAATGCAGGGACCAAAATAGAGAGATTGGACATATACCAACAAATGTACGATTGATTGCAGGATTAGACCCAGCATCAACAGGTTATCAAGCTGCATTCTTATGGGGATATAATCAAGACAATGACACGCTATACATGATTGATATGGAAAACAATTTAGGTGGTGGTATTCCTAAAGCATTAGAAATAATTAAAAACTGGTTTCAAAAATATGGATTAGCACATTGGGTTATTGAAGAGAATGGTTTTCAACGAGCAATTAGACAAGACAAATCTATTAGAGAGTTTGCAGCTAAGCATGGTATCTTTTTAGAAGGTACACAGACTTATGGTAATAAGCATGACCCTATCTATGGTGTTACAGCTATGCGACCATTGTTTGCAAATAAATTAATTAATTTACCATATCGTAGCTTTGAAGCACAAGAAAAGGTAAACTTGTATAGAAGTCAGTTGGTGTATTTCAGTTCTGCTCAAAATAAAAGTAGAAGTGTTGGTACTAAATCTGATATAGTTATGGCAAGTTGGTTTCCTATGAAAACAATAAGGCGTTTACAAAAAGAAAGACTTGCTACAATGGGTATGGAATACCAACCTAGTTTTAGTGGTTACGAAAGTCTAGGTATAGATTTGGATAGTTGGAGATAATGGTAAAAACAGCAGAAGAAGTTTACAGCAGAGTTTACGAATTAAGACAGTTGAACTCTGAATTAGCATCAGATAAACATAACATACGAGCAATACTTAATGGTGGTGCTGATGGTATCAAAGCATTACTTGGTAAAGATATGCGTGATATGGATTATAGACAACTACCTGCTCCTAACTTATTGATGTCTGCATTAGAAAGATTTGCACAAAAAATTGGTAGAGCACCAGATTTAAAAGTTGATATATTCAATGATAAGGATAGTGAAAGAGCAACTAAAAGAGCAGAGAAACTAGAAAGAATAGTTGCTGCTTATGACAAGATACAAAAGCTAGATAAACAATTACCTCAAGTTGCAAGATGGTTACCTGGTTATGGTTTTGCTGTTTGGATATTAAAAGAAAAGAAAGATGCTAATGGAGTTCCATATCCAGTAGCAGAAATAAGGGACCCATATCTTTGTTACCCTGGACACTTTGGTGTGGACCAAGAACCTAAAGAATTAGCAGTATTGCAAAGAATACCTCACGCTGTATTAGCGAAACAATATCCTAAGTTTGCCAATGTCATTATGGATGAAGTTAGTTCTGAATATAATACAATGGCATATATTTCTAGTTACGACAAGACTTGGGCTAACCAAGATGGTTCAGGAAAAGTTGTTGCAGAATATTATGATGAAGAAGGAACTTATGTTTTTCTTCCAGAAAATAAAATAATATTAGATTTTATACCTAACCCTTTAAAGTCTGGTCCACGATTTGTTATAGCAAAGCGTTTTAATTTTGACCAAATGCAAGGACAATTTCATCATGTTATTGGCTTAATGGCTAACATGGCGAAGATTAATATTCTATCTGTCATTGCAATGGAAGATGCTGTGTTTACAGAAACCAACATCATTGGCGAGATAGAAAGTGGACAATATAGAAAGGGCAGGTTCGCTGTTAATTACTTAACTCCTGGTAGTCAAGTATCAAAACCAGTAAATAACTTACCCTATCAGTTGTTCCAACAGATAGATAGATTAGAAAGACACTTGCGTTTAGGTTCTGCTTATCCAGTATCAGATGATGGACAATCGCCTAATGCGTTTGTAACTGGTAGAGGATTAGAGGAACTAGGTCAAAGTTCTTCCTTACATGTACGAGAGTATCAAACAATAATGCAAGATGCTTTAGAACAACTTGATGCTAAGAGATTAGAGTGGGATGAGGTTATGTATAGTGGTATGCGTAAACCACTTGCAGGTTTCAGAAAAGGAACTGCATTTAAAGAAACCTATGTACCTAAATCAGATATAGCAGAAGTTTATCAAACACGAAGAGTGTATGGTGTTATGGCAGGGTTTGATGAACCACAGAAAATTATTACTGGGTTACAACTCAAACAACAAGGCGTTATTGATATGCAAACATTACAAGAGAACCTTGATGGTTTAGATAACATATCACAAATACAAAACAGAGTAAATGCTGAAAAAGCAGAAACTGTGTTATTTGAAGCATTAATGGCTCAAGCAGCACAAGGTAATATTAAAGCAAGTATTGCTGCGAAAGAGATTAGAAAAAATCCACAGAACATGACACAGATACTAGATGAGTTTTATACAGAAGAAGAAGTACAATCGCAAGAGTTACAAGCACAAGCTGCTGCTGCTCCTGCAGAACAAGATATAGCTTCTGTACTTGCACAGTTAGGTGGAGGATTACCACCAGAACAATTAGCTGCAGGTCCAGGAATACCTCCAGGAGTTCCAGTTGGCTAAAGAATTTGAAAATATTAATGAAAGATTTATTGATATTATTAACCAAGAGGATTGGGATTTTGATACTTTTCCAACTGAAGAGGAAACTATAATTAGTGTAGTTCCTATAATTAGACCAGATGTAGAAACAGGAGATGTACCACTAGGAACTTATATTATTCCTACTCCAATACCAAATGTATATCTAAGCATATCATTAGGATTTGATATAGGGAATGGAGGGTTTTATGGTTAGAAAAACAAAGTCGTTTAAACAAGCTACTGATATGGCAGTAGATGGTGCATATCAAGATTTAGTGGTTCCACCAAGAGCAGAAGGCGACCCAACAGGGCAATCAGCAGCAATAGAAAATCAACTTGCTGCTATAGATGCACAAGTTGCAGCAACAGGTGGTATGCCTAATGTTTCACAGTTACCAAAATTTGAAGGTAATATTTTTGAAACACCAACACAATTTCCTGACCAACCTGGTTATATACCAGAACCTGCTGTTATGCCAAAACCTGTGTCAGAAACGCAAGTAACAAAAAAACTTTTACTAGATAGGTTCCCAGAATTAAAATATAGGTTTAACTAATGTCATTCTATTTAAGGTGGGGTCAAGAATGGCTTAAGGAACAAGAACAAAAAACTCTTGAACAACAATCAGTTGATGCTGCAAAGAATGCAATGTCAGATGCAGAAATAGAAATACTAGGTAATCAGACATTAGCTTTTCAATCTATGCTTCCAAATGAAAGTAGTGATTTACCATACGCAGCTGCTTCAATGGGTTTAACTAATATAGATGTTTATAACCTATGGAAAGATACTAAAACAGAAATACCTGACCCAAACGAAGAACCTAATAAAAAAAGAAGCAATCAATTCTGGGCAAGAATTAAAGATGCTTATGTTAATGCTAAAGAAGTACAACATGAAACTCAAAAAGAATTATTTGGCGAAAGTCAGATAAGAAAAAGTACAGTAGTTAATTCATTACTTGTAGGTTTAAATGCCTGGTATCAAGGAGCACAAGTTGCATTAATGAATAGCTATGGTGTTGCTAGTAAAGCAGAACTTGAAAAATTAGCTGCAGAACAAGGTAAAGATTTAGATAGAGATTTTTCAAGATTTGTTGGCGACCCAGAAACAGAAGATAATGAAATACCATTAACTTGGAAAGTACAATCTTTTATGAAAGGAATACAAGCAGTAGCTGCTAGATATTCTTTGGAAGAGATGGAAAAAAAATTTGGAGTAAAGTTTTCATCAGAAGCATTAAATTTAATACCTGCATTAGTTACAGATAGTAAAACATTTCTTAATACACAAAAAGATTTTAAATTTGCTGAAACTGATTTAGAAGTTATTAAACAACATTTTCCTAGTGTTCTTTCTGAAAATTTAAAAATAAAAGAAGATGGTGTAGATAGACCATTAACATTGCAAGAACAATTAGATGCTTATATAGATACAGTTAATCAACTATATGGTTCTGCTAATCCAACTGGAATAGAAACATACTTTGGTAGTAATGATTATTTTCAACAAGCTATGGCAAGTAGAGAAGGTTTTAAGAAATATAGCATACCAGCAACACCAGGAGATACTATACGCTATACACTTACAGGTTCTTTAGGTGGAGAATATTCTCCATTAAATAATGTTATTACAGATATTAAGTTAGAAACTGAAGGAGAGATATTTAAGTTAGTTGATACTTACCAAAAAACAAGTATGACTGACCAAGAATTTGAAACTAAATTTAACGCTTTATTATCTGCAGAACAAGAAAAAATATCAGATTTAAACTTTGACCCTAAACATGGTTGGAACGCATGGATAGGTTTTATGGGCAACTTAGGATTAATGGTTGCATTAGACCCAACTATGGCATTACCAGGTGTAGGTATTGGTGGAAAGTCAGCAGAAACAAGTAAGGTATTAACTAGCGTTGGTAAAGAGTTAGATGATTATATAAAAGCTGGTGGTAAGGTAGCAGACTTCTGGATAGATAAAGACCCAACTATACAACTAATGGCAGATGCTATTGGACAAGCAGTAGATGAAGGTGCACCAGTAATGTTATTTTTAGCAAGAAATGGTTTTAGTCCTAACCTTGCTATGAAGATTGTAAACAATCCAGACCAAACATTTAATATTATTAAAGAAAGTTTGACTGGTGGTTTAATATCAGATGTAAGATTTGCAGGAAATAATTTAACAAGTGCTAATGATTTTCATTTACAAGCAAAAGTATTAAACGATAATTTCTTAGACAATATGTATGC